CGCATGGGCCGAAGCACGCTTCGCTGAAAGGTCAGCTAGTCGTGGTTGGATCCAATGTCTGAGTGGGAGGTCTAGTGGTACGTGCGAGGCGAGTTAACCGAAGTCAGCGCTCCCCCGGGAACGTATGGCACCAGGTCGGCAACCCGATCACGTCCTTCCTTATCTAAGCGCTCAACTTCCTTAATCAAGAAGTTTTGTGCGGCGAATAGGTCTAGCACTTTCGCTCGGTCAGTCCAATTAAGGGCTGAGACGGAACCTATATAGGTTTTCGTGACATCCCTCATCGCTTGCACACGAGCAGCTTGCTCGTTCCAAGCAAATGGGTCAACCTCAACTCCTGCGCCTTTCGGTCTCCAAGATACGGATATATTAACACCCTTATCGAGGAGCCGAAGCGTCGCCCAAAGTCCAGGTGCTACCAACATCAATGGCATCGACAGGGTTGCCATTACTAGCGACCGTCCTATTATCGGATACTTAGCCCAATCGGACTTAGTACGAGATAATGCCGTCGAGACTGTATCTACAGCTTGGCGTGCTTGCACTATAGTATACGAGCAGATTGCTTGAAATACATATAGATTCAGCAAGTCAGGAGCAATGCTGCTGTGGTAGGCAGAGATCCAAGCTGCGGAGCGATCCGCTAACTGGCCACTACCCCAGAGCCCTCCTGAAGGACCCATAGCTAGTAAAGTCACCACCTTCTTATCTATTTTCGTCTTACGACGTAGTAGAGTCAGAAGGGAAGTGATATCCTTCATTTGCGTCGGAAGAAAGCCAAAGCTCTTAGCAACTAGTTCGTTTACCAGGAGTGGTATAAAACGTAGATTTCGTATCACTACTAAGATTAGACCCGGCCCGATAGGGGAGAATTCTCCCTTGTCAGGATGGACCCACCGTTTCGCGAACTCTAAGCAGCCTTTCTCAGATACGAGTGATTTACTCATATTGATAGGGACACCCAGAGCCGTCATTAGACTTCGGTAAGCCTCCGCTACCATTGCATCCGCGATGACGACGTCGTCGCCTAGGACACAATAATATGGGAAGACTGAACTCCATCCAACACGTAAAGCTGCTACCTGGACTATCACATGGTGTGTTAGTGCAAGCATAGCCCACGAAGAATACGCCCCCATTGGTTGCCCAACGGCATACATCACTGGTTTGCGCCCTAGGTACCAAGGACGCTCCGTGAGGAGCGCCCTCCAAGACCCTGCCCATGACAGCCCTAAGGCTGAAAGGATTTGTTCTTGTAAGCTAACAGGCAGTCTGTCTGTTGCAGCTGAAAGATCAAAAGAGTACATCGGTCTCCCTCGTGCGATTTCCAACAGCCGTTGGAGTCCACCAGATTGATCAAAAGTAGCATCCATCCGAATCGCTTTAAGGCAATCGAAGATCGCCTGATGCAGTGGTAACAGTAAACACTGTGTCCACCAATCCGTAATAGCTACTACTCTAACCTTTCCAGCAGCCTCATACAGCTTAGACAACCGTCCAAGTTTGAAAGGCATACATCTTAGGCTTACCAGTATAGGTACAACAGGTGCACTGATCAGCATCACCCCCAACAACCAAAAGTAGACCAGCCAAGAACGACTTCGAACCGCTATTACGGAAAAGTGCCACCATTGCAATGGTGCACACCAGTACGCTAGCGCGTCGAGTCCACTTGACCAGGTAGCTCTAGGATAATTGGGTCCCGCAGCCTCTGAGAAGAGGTAAGGGGATGCCGGTCGAAGACCTTTTAATGTAACGCCCAAAGCGAGCAATGACTGGCGCACTTCCCAAACGGGAAATGTGTCTGTCAACCCTGTTGAAGGAGACGTGATAGTCTCGATCTTCAGAATTGGCGGACAGCCAATCACTCGGTAAACCGAGAGAATGGTTAGCGCTACACGCAATGCAACCCACCCTTTAGTACTATCAGAACGTCGGCTCGACGTGATGAGGTACCGGAGGCGGGCCGGTAGAATAAGGGGCAGACCTGAGCGACTTCTTGAAACTCGAACACCCTTCGGTTGAGGGGTGTAAGGGAGACAAGATGCCCACAATACAATTATCCTCACAGATTCCTTGAGGTAGGCGACCAGGAAAACCCGGCCGTTTCTCCTCCATAGGGCTGTGATTGATTGTACCAAGGGTTGGAAACAAACCTTCCACTGGTCTTTCAGACCCGTGGCCCACACTGGCACCAAACAGTAAGCTCTCAGCTCGGTGAGCCGAAGCCATCGTTTGATGCTATTTTGCCTTTTGGCTGTGTGAAAGATTTGCATGATATGTGAGTCTTTGCACCGGTCAAAGGTCAAGGTGGGCCCAGTGGACCGGAGCTCATAGTCTCCCACCTTGGATGGCTTCACCACCCTTAGTCTATGACGCGCTAACTCAAGGAAAGACCCTTCTCCCTTGAGATTGCCCTTATCAATGATTGCTCATTTGAAGAGGATGCGCGGAGAATCCGCTAGACAACGGGTAACACCTAATCACCGAACGACCCTGCAAGAGCCGAGGCGGGGATCCGACGTCACGGTCCGGCAAAAGCCGGG